GACAGACGAGTTTCCATCAGATACTTGTACTTATTGAAGTCGATATCGAAATCTTCGAAGCTAGTCAGTTCGCCGCCCTTAGTGGAACCGAACTGATAGTTTGCCATGTTAACAAACAGACCCAGCAGCTTCTTAACATCGCCTTCATCAGTAGTTCTGGTCAGACCTTCGAACTGTTCAACTTCATGGATTTCGCCAACGTTGAGTGCCTTAGCCAGATCTTCCTTGGTGTCATAGATACGACGACCGTTCAGGTCACGAGCCAGCAGCATCACGTTCAGCAGGTGAGGAGTGCAGTAGAAGTCGAGCTGACCCTTACCCTTATACTTTTCACGAGAGTACAGAGCTGCAGTGATAACAGCTTCGGCATAGATATAGTTTTCACCAAAGTGAGCGCCGGTTTCAGTGCCCTGCAGTTCAGCCTTAGCAGCTGCGATATCTACGTCGGTATGGATTGTGTACAGATCATCATCGTGCCATACAGAACGGATGTGATCTTCGTGGATCTTATCAGGATCGGTGTCTTCACGACCGTCACCAACCAGAGCTGCCAGCGCAATTTCTTCTTCCATGTTGTGCTTCATGACAGTCTTCTGATAGGAAATAACATCGAAGTCAATGATGTCGATAATGTCATCACGATGCAGTTCATCTCTGCGGTATACAGTCTGAGGATCAAAGGTTCTCATCAGCAGCTTCAGGTTGCCAGACAGAGCCTTCTGTTCTTCTCTGTTGTTATAACCCTTTGCTCTCAGTTCAGCTGCACGAGCATCTGCCTGACGAGTACGTACTCTGGAAACAGGGCTCTTGTGAGCTTTCTTCAGAACAGTCTGTACCCATTTCTGATCTCTTTCGATCAGTTCAGGTGCGCCGGGATGAACGTCCTTGTAATCCGGGAACAGCTTGTCGATTTCATCGATACCGTGAGCAAGGCTGTCCTTGTTAGTAGCAGCAAAGATTTCGATAGCCTTCTTCAGACTACCAACGGTGCTGTCTTTAGCCAATTCGATGATAGCTTCCTGGTCGGCATGGCTAAGCACGCCACCTTCTACTACTTCTTCTCTGTCAAATACGTTATGCTTCATGCTAGCATTTCCTCCTTCAGATTCATCAGAATTTTCTTCTATAATCTTTGCGATAATATAGTAGGCAGCGGTCTTCTGCTTTTCAGAAAGACTGTTCCATACGTCAGCGACCGTTTCTTCGCCATCTGCGTGGGCGACTTCATCTTCGTCACCCATTACCTGAGCGATGATGTAATAAGCAGCGGTCTTCTGTTCTTCAGTAAGGGTATTCCATACGTCAGCAACAGTCTTATCGCCGTCTGCGTGTTCGATGGATTCATCAGTGGTTTCTTCGGTTTCTTCTTCAACCTCTTCCACTTCTTCATCGACAGGTTCGCTCATTCCATCAGCGTGAGCGATTTCAAATTCTTCACCGGTAAAAATAACTGCTTCCTCCTCAGACTCTTCGTCATGTTTAATGACCGCCTGGATACTTGCACCGGGATTTGCACCAGCAAGAACCAGACTAACTTCACGGATAGAACCATGAATTACATTAGGACCCTGCTGCTTAAGCTGATTTGCGTAGATGGACAGACTGGTAATATCTCCATGTTCAACGTAGATTCTAGCAGTCTTGGCAAGATCCGTTTCGTTGAATTTGGCATAACCGTACACACCTTCGTTACGGTTTTCAAGAAGCACATTACCGACGATACGGTAAGGATCGTTATGATCATGATTCCATACCAGCGGTACCGTCTGCCCGTCACAATGCTTGAAAGCATCTTTTCGAATTACACGTCCATCAGAACATCTGAGGTCGTTCTTCGTGGCCCAACCATGAAAGTCGTAATCTTCAAGTCTTACTTCCATTTTGAATTTGTTCCTCCTTCTTTAAAATTCGAAATCTGTCGCAGGTTCAGACTCGGAATCTTTATTGGTGTAATTTTCATACGATTCGCTACCGGCGGGTGCGCTAAGGTTCTTATTCCTAAGTTCATCCGCATTAGGATCGCTAGAAGGTTTCATTCCGAGAATCTGTCTAATTTCGTTCGACGTCATGATCTCATTTCTGGTAAGCTTGTCCGCAAGGTCAGCAACTGAAGATACGGGAACAAGTTTGAAAGGATCTCTGAAGAACAAAATAGACTGCCTTTGCGACCGGGCAGTCTTAGTGAGAAAAGTGCGCTTCATTGCGTCAACAACAGCCGAGACCATAGGTTCGACGGTGCGATTATTATAGTTGAGCATTTCAGTTTCGCTGGCCGATCCATCCAAAATAGCCTGAGTAATACCCAACTGGCTGTACAACATGTTAGTCAGATACTCGATCTGCTTCATGAGGTTGTTTTCGATAGGACGGTTCAACTGTGTGATATGCTCGGTTCCATCAGTATATGCAATCCCGTATTTGGAATTGGATAACTGCATTTCTATATCTTTTCGCCGGTTTTCGGCTTGCTGACGCCTAGCATCTGTTTTTATGGTATAAGGTAACTGAATAATAAGATCCAATTTCCCAGATCCACTCTGCTCATCGATAACGTCCAGAAGATTCAGTTTTCGTATAAGGCGCTGTAATGTAGAGTTCGGCTCGTTCATCACCGCATAGAACGGATTTTCCACAATAGCGACCATATCTTTCGGAAGGACAATATCTTCCTTGCGTCCAATACGTTCGTTATACACTCGCACTTTTACATGTGCAGGATACCATTCCAAAACCTTTCCGGTTCGAAGCGAAAGAATATCGTATGAGCTCGTATCTTCAGGATTATGATCGGTGTCAACAGGTACGATAGCAACACTACCTTCGTCCATCATTGACATGAAAATATCCTGCTTAAATGCTCTTCCGGTTTGGTCTATGTTAGCTTCGAGGCTTAAGCATGTATTCAAACCAGATTCTTTCACATTTTTGAATCTATCATTATCGTCCAATACGGCATGGACTATATCGATTTGCGCAGCGTCAAGGGCGATTCTATTGAACACCGATGTTATGATAGATCGTTCGTTACCTCTAGTAAACCGAACACGGTCCGGTCTGTATGTATAACCGATCCCAACATCGTTCCAATAGTTTGTCGGATCTCTATTGAAGAATGCATTCCAGCCTCTACGGAAACTGGAAATCAAAGATGATCTCGCCATTTTGATTTACACCGCCTTAATTAATCTTCAAGGATCTCCTTGCAGAATGCGTAACCTTTATCCAAGTCTTCTTTAGGTATCTGAGAAACTTTATTCTGCATTTTCTTCACATAAGCATCATTGCTAGCCAACTTCTTGCGAACTTTAGCAGCCTTAGCAGCGACCTTATCAGATTTTACAGAGTATTTCATTGCCTTCTTACCATAACCAGCAGTCTTAGAAATCCGGTCTGCTTCGATCTTCTTTTTAGCACTCTTGTAGTTGTACTTTTCCGCCTTCTTTGTCAGACGGGCTGCTTCGAAATCAGATGATGCATCTACAGCCTTCTTATTAAGTTTTGCAGCTTTCTTGGCGTATTTAGCGGATTTGATTGCAGCCTTATTAGCTCCATCAAGATCCTTCTCAGCATGCGCCTTTTCGGACTTCTTAGTAAGATTAGCCGATTTTGCATCGTACTTGTATGCTTTCTTCTGAAGTTTTTCGTTCTTACTAGCATAACGTCTAGCTCTATGAACACCCCACTTCATACCGATAACACCGTAATGCTGAATTACGAGATCACTTTTGCCTTCGAGAATATTTCCCTGATATGTATTGGACATAATTATTCACCTCACTCAAACGCATCTCTATTAATCTTGTAAGCGACAAACGCGTCCATCATTGCCGCCACCGGGTCAATTTTTGCTTCGTAACGTTTCTTGAGTAGTTTGCGGTTACCGTTTGTATCTTCCATGACAATACAGTTACCCATTGCAAAAGTCATGATAGCTTCGTCGAACAAAAGCATGCGCTCTTCGGCAAGTTTCTTAAGTTCACCAAGAGGAACAGATTCCGTCTTAGCACCCTGAATAACTTTTTCAATCCCAAATGCGCCGTTTTCCATTTCCCAACGTGCTACAAAGTCTTTAGCATTATAAGGGTCGAAACCTAGACATACTGCGTCATATTCGCATTCGATCATATGGTTATCGAGATCCTCATAAACTTCCATCATATCGAGTACTGTTCCATCTAAAACTACAAGACTACCTTCGTTCATAAACTCTTCGTACTTGTGTCGCATTGCAGACGGAAGTTTAGAAAGAGTAATAGAAGAAATATAATTTCGTGTTTTAATACCGAAACACCCATTTGACAGCGGGAATAAGAAGACAAAAGAGCAAAAATCGTCCCCCTGAGAAAGGTCGGCACCAACAGAACACGGCATCCCGTGAAAATCCTGTCTTCTATGCGGTAGCGTATCTTCATATGTAAAGTAGTAGGTATAACCTTCCATCGGAATACCAAACCGCTTTGCCAGAATATCGTTACGAGAAGCAGGAGCTTTTTCAGCTCTCTCAACGTCTAACTGATAGGTTTCATAACTTACAGTCTTACCGAGATTCGGATTGGCTTTCAGCCAGGCTTCCGGATTACCAACTTCGTCAATGGAATCAAGTTTGTAATACCAGATAGATACATGCGGGTTAATGTAATCTCCTCTAAGGATGTCCATTAACTCCATTTTGATTGTATCGCCACTACCATTACGTACTGTTCCTTCAGAACTCATCGCTACGATCAGATAGTCATCGTTTTTAGATGCACCCTGTTCGATGGCACCGATAACATCTTCTCTGACGTCACCAGAAAGCCATTCGTCAACTGTCGCAATCTTACAACGCAAACCCTGAAGTTTGTCGATACTCATCGGTCTAATTTCCAGAAGAGAACCAGTTAAGAAATTCTCAACACCCTTCTTTGTGGAAGCCAGTTTAACCCGATTAGATTTAGGACCTGTAGTGTTCTGGAGCGATCCATTTGTAAGAAACTTGAACAGAGGGCCTCTAGCTCGTGTGATGGCGGTTCGGATAGGAGACATTGTTTCCTCGGCCTGTTTCATCGTAGGAGCTGTAGTTATCTGATGCGTGGTTGAAGTATCTATGTTCAAGAAGTAATTCTGAATACAAGAACCGTACATAGATTTAGCAGCACCTCGAGCGATGATCAGATACTGCTTATTAATGAGACGTTTCTTTATCGACTTACGGACATAGTGACCGCCATGACCATCTGGATATGGCTCATATACACTTCTTTCTACAAAGTAATACCATCCGAATATTTGCTCGGCCCATAGTTTAAAGGTATCAAGCAGATGTAAGTCTTCGCCATCGGTTAGTGTAAGTTCGTTCTCACAATAACTAATAAACCCTTCGACAGCCTTATCGTCATACCAGACTCCGGGATTAGAGATTAGGTCGTCTATTCGGTTCATCTCCATTGAGATTTCTTTGTTTACTGGGATATCGCCTCTGATTACAGCATCACGAAATAAGCCGTAGTATTTGGGAACGGCGGTATTTGACAGCATTTTGAATTTTCACCTGCTTTTACGTGATGTTAATTGTTCTTTTTGGCATCATCAAGACGCTTCTGATTTGCTTTCATGATACCTTCGTTGAATGCGGAGATAACCTCTCCGAGTTCAGGACCAACTTCTTTAGCAACTTCTACAGCTGCAGCTTTCTTCAAAGCATCAGATTTAGGAACCTTATCAAGAGCGTCCTGTACTTCTTTCTTGGCATCGGAGATGCTGGTTTTGTTGATCTTATCCATCTTCTTGGCTATTCCATCCGTGTAGGATTTCAATTCCTTAGAAGTTTTATTAGAATCAAACTCATCGGCAAGCTTCTTCGCAGTTTCAGAAACGTTGGTTACAGAGAACGGTTCGGAAGATGTTTTGGTTTTCTTTTTACCAGAATCGGGTTTTACATCAGGAGTACTATCCGGCTTATCGTCCCCTTTGTTAGACTGCTTAGTCTGACTCTGATTCTGTGACTGAGTATCGTTCGACTTATTCGAATCTCCAGTTACATCATCATAAAGATTCTTAAGCTTCTTATAGTTCTCAGCTCTATTCGCTGCATCCTGAACATCCTTGTTGGACAACTTATCGCGATTCTCATAAAGCTTCTTAATATCGAACGACTTTTCATCGTCACCCTTTTCGATACCAAGCTTCTTCTTGAGAGCTTTCATAACAGGAGTATTGGTAAACTCGTAAACTTCATTGATCTTTCGACCAACTTTAAGTGCAGAGTCTACTCTATCTGTGATGGTTTTCTTGGCAGGCTGAGCATCTTCCGCAGCTTTAGCTAGTCTACGTTCCGTATCAATTCGATTCAGACGTTCATTGATCTCAGCAGTGCTAAGAAGATCACGATTCTTATACAGCTCGCCAGCATCAGAACTTTTCAGAAGTCGTTCCCGTTTCTGTTCAACAGTCTCAGCTTCTTCTCTCGCCTTAGCCTCTTCAGCTTCCTTACGAGCCTGCTCTTTACGCTGTTTACGGGTAAGTTTAGGCGGTTTACGTTCTCCAGTAGTCGGATCGTATTCGCCATATCGCTTACGACCTTCAGGGGTCAGGCTACCATCTTTATTCTGATAGCGTCTGCGTCCCCACTTCTGGCCTTTGATGCCCCAGTGCTGGAGAACAAGCTCATTAACTTGAACTTTATCCATTTTGATTTTCCTCCTCTCATTTAGAATACCGCAGGTTCTCCTGGGTCGACTGTAACGTTAATACGCCATTCCAATTCGCTAATGAGACGATTCATGGATTCGATAACGGCAGAACTCTGAGGAGGATCGAACATGAGTCTTACTCTCATCGCCATATACGTTTTTACAGACTCGAGAAGTACATTATCATCGAGATAGTCACTCCATTCAGCATCTTCACCCTCGATTCGAAAACCGCCAGCAGGTCCAACACCAAGCTGAGCAAGCACAACGAATACTGTGTTAATATGCATGATGATGTCAGGATCGAAATGATCGTAATCTTCTGTGAGTCCAATCATCTTCTTAATAGAAGTTAATATACTTTCCATGACACACTCCTTTACTAACGTTTCCAAGGACACGTATCGTATTTAGTTCTTTCGACAGGTGCTGTGGTTAAAAGACTCTCATCTCCATAGTGAATGGCGTTGTGTGTTTTATGTACAGTAGAGATAAGAAACTCGGGGTCTAACAGATAATCGCTTTCGCGTTCTATATCTTCGACCGTTATTGGATTCATGTGATGAATGATTATTCGTCCATAAATCTCATAACCTTCGACTCCTAGGTCGTAACCATTATCTCGTATAATCACGGTATCACGAATGCGCTTCCATTTTTGAGAACGATAGAATATTTGATTCAAATATCGATCAAACCCAAACGTTTCTTTTCCTACAGCACCGTCCAGTTTCAAATACTTAAAACGATCTTCATATGACTGAAACTTAATTAGCTCGGAATATGTTCTAATCATCTTCAGCCTCTGACTGTCCGCTGTACTGTCTAAATGCTCTAATAACTTCCTTAAGATCTTCATCAGATCTACGCTGAGCATCTAGCGCTTCTTTTTTAGCCATAGCCATTTCAGCTTGAGCTTCGAGTAACTGTTTTTCCAACTTTGCCTTTGAACTTGCTAGCTTTAGAAAATGGGTGGTCTCCTGAGAAGAGGCCGTCCCATCGAGTATTCGCTGCTCGACTAAATCCATGGCCAAAGAAATGAGCTGATTCTCTCTAGCTTCTGGTGTCAATGCCGGGCGAATCTTCTTAGTAGAGTTGGAAGTGTTCGTTTGCTTAACCTTCGCCACTCTTACAGCCTCCTTTCCTATAGTTGTGTACTACTTTTGCTGCAGTTTGTAGCTAGTATGTTTACAGTTTAGATAGCATTTAGAGAGGCCTGCGGCGAAACATCTATACTGTCTTGAAAGGAGAGACAAATGACCCAAGTTATTCGGAGATTGGGAAAACCAGCAAAACCCAATAAACACACAGACCCCTCTAAATGCTATCTAAATATCAATCACGGAAGGTAAAATGTTTTTTGAAAACGTACCCCCGGGGAAAACATCAAG